TGTTAGAATACTGTAAGCGAGACGTTGATCTTACGCATAAAGTAGCACAGAAACTAGAAGAAGAAAGCAAAGGTTTCTCTGATTCCTGTTACAATCTAGAGCGCAACATCAGAATTATATTAGACAAGCAGCAACGTAATGGCTTTGCCTTTGATCTTAAAGAAGCACAGATACTTCTAGCACAGCTTGAGGACGAACAACACCAGCTAGAAAGCGATGCTGAGAAAGAGTTTGAGCCTACGATTATAGAACTCAAAACAAAAACAAATATAGTACCATTTAATATAGCAAGCCGTAAGCAGATAGCAGAACGTCTGATGGATCGTGGGTGGAAGCCAGACAAACTAACAGAGAAAGGTAATGTTATTGTCAATGAAGAAGTTTTATCCAAGATCAATATGCCAGAAGCTGAGATGTTCAGCCGTTACTTTCTTCTTCAGAAAAGAACTGGACTCCTCAAGTCGTGGATACAGGAGTGTGATGAAGACCTACGTGTGCGTGGTAGGGTTCTTACTCTACGGACAATTACTGGGCGTATGGCGCACAACAAACCAAACATGGCACAAGTACCAGCAGTCTACAGTCCGTATGGTAAAGAGTGCCGCCGCCTATGGACAGTATCTAATCCAGAAACTCACAAGCTTGTAGGGACTGATGCCTCTCATCTTGAGCTTAGATGTCTTGCTCATTACATGAATGATCCTTCCTTTACACGAGAGGTTCTTACAGGTGATGTACATACTGCTAACCAACATGCAGCAGGACTGAAGACTAGAGATCAAGCAAAGACTTTTATCTATGCCTTTCTCTACGGAGCAGGTCCAGCTAAGATTGGTAAAGTTGTAGGAGGCTCTGCATCTGATGGTCAGAAATTAATACAAAAGTTTTTACGAAACATGCCAGCCCTCAAGAAGCTACGCTCTAACATACAAGAGGCTGCACAGTCTGGTAGTATTCCAGGTCTTGATGGTAGGAGACTACATATCAGATCAGAACACGCCGCATTGAACACATTGTTACAGGGTGCTGGTGCTATTGTATGCAAGCAGTGGCTTGTAGAGATGGACAACAGGATACGTAAGACTGGTCTTGATGCTAGGCTTGTAGCCTCAGTACACGATGAGTATCAGTTTGAGGTAGCCAAGCCTGACGTTAAACGCTTCACACAGATTACTAAAGATGCTATGCATCAAACACAGAAAGCATTTAACTTTAAATGTGAACTTGATTCCGATTATAAAGTTGGAAATAATTGGGCAGAGACACATTAAAGTACTTGACACTAGCATATTACCTATGCTATAATTCGTTTTGTTGTTGGTAGTAGACAACGAAAACTTGGGAATGATCCCACACAGTGCCGCAATGGTGCGGATTTTAAAAGGAGAAATAAAATATGAATGACCCTATTTACATTACTGGTAAGTGCCACTATGCTTCCATTACTGAACCTAACACCAAGTTTGATCCAGTGTGGTCAATTCAGGTAGAGGTTAATGATGATAACCGTGAGGTAGTTGAGAGTTCCGGACTACCCATTACAAACAAAGGAGATGAGCGTGGAGACTTTGTAACTATTAAACGTAAGGTTGTTCGCAAGGATGGTACGCAACGTAATGCACCCCTTGTAATGGACTCACAAAACAATCGTTGGAATAACGATAAGAAGATTGCTAATGGTAGCACAGTTAATGTAAAAGCTATCCCCTACAAATGGGATTATGCTGGAAAGTCGGGAGTATCCGCCGACCTTGCTGCTGTACAGATTGTAGACTTTATTGAATACACTGGCAGTAACCAGGACTTCGCCCCCGTAGACGGTGGGTACGTCCAAGAGACTGAAGCAGTTCCCTTTTAATATAACGTAGGAGATAAAGAGGAGAGTAGTCACTTATAGTGAAACGCTATAATGCGTTACATGCGTAACAGCGTTACAAACGTCGATGTACTGACTAGCATGTTACTCTCCTCTTTTCATATCACATGAAAAAAATTGAAACTATTGTAGAAGATATCTATAATCTATTTTCTTTGAGTACTATCGACATGAAGGAAGAAGATGTTGATAAGCACATTGAAAAGTTTGGTGAGATGGTTAAACTTCACACCAAAAAGTTTTTATACACAGAAGAATCTGTAGATAAAAATTTAAGACTGTCTCAAATCGGTAGACCTGATAGACAACTTTGGTATGACATTAATTCAAAAAAAGAAAACAGCACAATAAAACCAGAGAACAGAATTAAATTTTTGTACGGTTATATTCTTGAAGAGTTTCTTCTAATGTGTGCTGCTATCTCTGGACACGATGTGAAAGACCAGCAAAAAGAAGTATCAATTGAAGGTGTTCTTGGTCATCAGGATTGTATTATAGATGATACTTTGGTTGATTGTAAGAGTGCATCTACATATAGTTTTCAAAAGTTTAAAAACAATTCAATTCTTGATGACGATCCATTCGGATATATTGCTCAAATATCTGCATACTCACAGGCAAATAACTTAAAGAAAGCTGCCTTCTTAGTCATCGACAAATCAACTGGAGAAGTTGCACTCTCTCCCGTACATTCAATGGAGTTTATTAATGCTAGTGAAAGGGTTAAACATCTTAAAGAAGTTGTCAACGGCGACGATATCCCTGATCGCTGTTACGTTCCTGTGCCTGATGGCAAGTCTGGTAATTTTAAGCTTCCCTCTGGTTGTGTCTTTTGCGGCCATAAAAGAGAATGTTGGTCTGACGCTAACCAGGGAAGAGGGATACGTGTATTTGAATATTCAAAAGGTAAGAGATACTTGGTTCAGGTTGGCAAAGAGCCTGATGTTCCTGAAGTGATTGATTGGTAATGCACTGGAAGTATAAACAAAAACCAGACCCAACAAGTCACTTTGGTTTTGTCTATGTTATAACTAATAACAAAACATCTAAAGCTTACATTGGATGTAAACAATATTTTTACACTAGAAAGAAAAAGAAAGTTGAATCCAACTGGAAAGTATATACAGGATCAAGCAGTCATCTAAACGATGACATTAAAAAGCATGGCAAAAAGAATTTTAAGTTTGAAATTATAGGTGAATATAAAAATAAAAGAAGTCTAAAATATTATGAATGTTATTATCAAATGATTAACCACGTCTTAACCAAAAAAATAGAAGGCACTGATGAACCTGCCTACTACAATAATTATGTAGGTGGTAAGTTCTACAGGCCCGTACAAGAGCCACCTAATGATTGAAGAAATTCTTGAAGCCGAATCTTTATATGATCTAACCAATAAAAATTCTCACAGATCGTTAAACCTTGCTATCATTTTGCAAGCACTGCTTGACTTGTCTCGCCCAAAAGCGTATAATGAGTCAATCGAAACTTCCTTGTATCGTGATCAGGCAATGGCATGGGTATTCAAATCCATTGGTACAACATGCGAAGCATTCGAAGAAACATGTGATCGTGCTGGCGTAAATCCAAACACTATTAGAACCTTTGCACTGAAGGTAACACTATCGGAGAACAGAGATGAAATCAGAAGAAAACTTCACTCCTTCTTGTGAGATTATGAAGAGGCAGATAGGAGGTAATCATTACAAAGATTGTGCAATACAACCAGTTGAGTATATACATGCAAACGATTTAAATTATTTTGAAGGTAATGTAATTAAATATATTACCAGACACAGAACAAAAGGAGAAGGCAGAAAGGATATAGAAAAAGCTATACACTATGCCGAGATGATTTTAAAATTTTATTATAACTAAGGAGGGGGTAATGGCGCAGTTCCGATCAAACGAAAATCCTATGTTTCGTTCAAAGTTCAGTGAGGATATCTTCAAACAGAAGTATGCTCACCATAACTGTGAGACATGGGACGCACTGGCATCTGTTCTTGTAGAGGATGTCTGTCAAAACTATATGCCTAAAGATGACAAAGAAGAACTCAAAAGAATTATTACAGACCTGAAGTTTATTCCTGGTGGTAGATACCTTTACTATGCTGGACGTGACAACAAGTTTTTTAACAACTGCTACTTGCTCAAAGCAGAAGAAGATACGAGGGAAGACTGGGCTAACCTGTCATGGAAGTCTGAGTCTTGTCTCATGACAGGTGGTGGTATTGGTGTAGACTATAGCACCTACCGTGAAGAGGGTAGGCTGCTGAATGGTACAGGTGGTCTAGCGTCTGGCCCTATACCTAAGATGCAGATGATCAATGAGATTGGCAGACGAGTTATGCAAGGTGGTTCTAGAAGGTCTGCAATTTATGCAAGTCTTAACTGGAAACATCCAGACATAAATAAGTTTCTTACGTCTAAGAATTGGTACGACATGCCCATTGGTACGACAGAGTACAACATTGGTCAGATTAAAGAACAAGATTTTAATTTCCCTGCACCGCTGGACATGACAAATATTTCTGTGAACTATGACACAGAGTGGTTACTTAACTATTATGAAACGGGAGATGTAGGAGATGCCTTCAAAACTAATGTTGCTCAGAGCCTTAGAACTGGTGAACCAGGATTCTCGTTCAATTTCTTTGAGAAGGAAAAGGAGACACTACGTAACGCTTGCACGGAGGTTACATCCGAAGATGATTCTGATGTTTGTAATCTTGGCTCAATTAACATGGGTCGTATCGACAATCTTGCAGAGTTTTCTAATATTGTAGAACTAGCCACTAAGTTCCTGCTGTGTGGTACACTACGTGCCAAGCTACCATACCAGAAAGTCTATGACGTTAGAGAGAAGAACCGTAGGCTTGGTCTAGGTCTGATGGGTATACATGAGTGGCTAATCAAATCAGGATGTAAGTACGAGGTAACTGAGGAACTACACAAGTGGCTATCTGTATACAAAGGTATCAGCGACAGGACAAGTTCTCAGTTTGCTGACCATCTTAGTGTGTCACGTCCTGTAGCTAATCGTGCTATTGCACCGACAGGTTCTATCGGCATTCTTGCTGGCACCTCAACAGGCATTGAACCTATCTTTGCTGTGGCATATAAGCGTAGGTATCTCAAGAACGGTACACGTTGGCACTATCAGTACGTTGTGGATAGTGCTGCACAAGAAATCATTGATTTGTATGGTATTAATCCAGATCAGATTGAATCTGCTCTTGATCTTGCTGATGATTACAAGAGGCGCATTAAGTTCCAGGCGGACATACAGGACTATGTTGATATGTCTATCTCTTCCACCATCAATCTACCTGAGTGGGGTAGCAAACTTAACAACGAAGACACAGTGGATGACTTTACCGAAACACTGGCTACCTATGCTAGTAGACTACGTGGCTTTACAGTATACCCTGATGGATGCCGTGGTGGTCAACCACTTAGCAGTGTGCCATACTCTGAGGCTGTTGAGAAACTAGGTGAGGAGTTTGAAGAAGGTTTAGAAACTCATGACATCTGTTCTATTACAGGACATGGTGGATCGTGTGGAGTATAGAAATGGATGATGTTGAAAAGTATGAGGTGATTGAAGATGTATAATCCTAAGTACAAGGGCCGTAAGCGTAGTCTAGTAGAACTAGATGATGCCATTGACGAGATTATTGAGCGTAATCCTGATTGGGTAGAAAAATTAATCGCATCTTTGAGGCGAAACGAAATGAAAACAATTACACTAAGAGTTGAAGATTGCGACCAAGTTGTTATTGACGATCTTATGGATTCTTATCGTATGAACAATCAGTTTGATAAGGTTGACTGTTCAGATGACGTTCTTGAGCCAGACTATGAGTTGCTCAAAGCGATTCAGACCGTTCTAGCATACTACATGGTACATAAAGACTGGTCAGAATGGATGGAAATGAACCCAATGGTGAAAGAAGATGCTTGATAAGGAAATGAACATGACTACTTTTGATTTTGGTAACGGTCCAGTCCCTGCCCACCAGCACTCCAACGGTGGCGGTTGTGTTGCTGATACTGCTAAGGTAGCAGATACAGCTTATGTTGGTCCTGATGCTCAGGTCTATGACGTGGAAGGTGAGATACACAATCTTACCCTTTACACTGGTGACTGTTCCGTGATATCATTACGATTTAAATTTAATGCTAGGGTCTATGACAATTCCGAGGAAGATATCTTCATTGAAATGGACGGTAAGCGATACAAGCTGGTGGAGATTGTGTGAGGCGAAGATGACAATATTTGAAATTGAACAAGAAATCATGAAGGCTTGGTATGTTATAGATGACATTCAACTTCTCAATGAGAATGTTATGGAAACAAATATGTCTCGTGATGAGATTGCTAATGCACTTGTTGGATTAGAAAGTATATACAATATGAGATTCATAAAGCTCTTTGATGTGTTTGAAGATTTGTGCAAGGAATACCATGCAATAAGGAAACAAAATGACTAAGGACAGAGACTACTCTGCTCCTGGCTGGTGAGGCGAGTTATTAAGGTCTCGTAGATCAATTGGATAGATCAACAGACTTCTAATCTGTAGGTTGAAGGTTCGAGTCCTTCCGGGACCGCCAAAAAGTACTTGACACAGATATAAATTTATGCTAGAATTTTACCGTGATGCCAATAGTGGGTCACATTATTATCAACTTGCTAATAGGAGAATGATATGAATACTTTACGGAACATCCTGGACAACGTACCCAACTGGTTTGTTGGGCATGAGAAATTTGTAAAAGAGGCTTTGGACATGCTCAATTTAAATGTACATGGGTATAATAATTACCCGCCTCACAACCTTACAAAGAAAAGCGATAGTGAATATAGTATTACTATGGCTGTTGCAGGGTTTTCTAAGGATGACTTAACTATTAAAGGTGAAGGAAATGCCTTGAGTGTTGAGGGAAAGAAACATTCAGATGAAGTAGATAATAACTTTATCTATAAAGGAATTTCTGATAGACAATTTAATAAACAATTTCTGTTGGCTGAAAATACTTTTGTAAAAGATGTAAATCTAACAGATGGTTTGTTAGAAATTAAACTTGAAAGAATAATCCCAGAAGATAAAAAAGAAACAGTTTATCAGATTAATTAACACTCTTATTGTTAATTATAACTTGGTTAGCTACATAGATTGCATAAGTCATTCTAGTAGCTAACCACTTCTTTGGAGTACGTATGAAAAAAGCACCTAACACAGTTTACATTGGCTACGATCCTAAAGAACGTGTAGCTTATGATGTTCTAAAGTTTACGATTGAACGTATAGCAGTAGACAATACAAGAATTGTTCCTATTAAATTAGATACTCTTAAACGAATGAATATGTACTGGCGAGAACACACGGAAGTGAACGGCCAGAAGTATGACAAGGTAGATAAGAAACCATTCTCTACTGAGTTTAGCTTTAGTAGGTTTCTTGTTCCGGCCCTTAATATGTATGAGGGTTGGGCTTTGTATATGGACTGTGATATGTTTGTACGTACAGATATTAATGAAATCTTTGAAGAGTATACACTAGATTACTACCCCTTGTATTGTGTTAAACATAAATACAATTCAGAAAATAAAACTAAAATGGACAACCAAGAACAGCAAAACTACCCTAGAAAAAACTGGTCTAGTCTTATGCTTTGGAATTGTTCTCACCCCAAGAACCAGGAGCTTACAGTTGAGAAAGTAAACACAATGCCTGGATCGTGGCTCCATCAGTTTGAATGGATTGGAGACAGAGACTCTGACATTGGAGGAATCCATGAGGAGTGGAACTGGCTAGACAATCATTCTAGTATTGATATTAAACCTAAGAACGTACACTTCACTACTGGCGGGCCATGGTTTAAAGAATGGAAATGTGGCAGACATGCCGATGGTTACTATGCTTCTGAGTGGAACCAAGAGTATACTTATTTAGTTGGTAAGGGGAGGATAGAGCCTTATGAAATATAAAGTTG